GACCCCAAAAGCCATGCATCTCTTTGCCAATGGCGATAACCTCATCAGCAGTCTGCTTAATCTCAACGAAAGATTCTTTTGCCTGTTTGTACAGCTCGCATCCAGCTTGTATTTGCTTAACAAGTCCTGCGGCAAGCAGACAAATGCTGATCGGGTCAATTTACAGCCCCAGTATTTTTTTGACCAATTCACCAGCAAAGCCTGGCCCCAGCAACACAGCCGCAATCACCACATAAAGCAAATACTCAATGCGGGTCATGCGTTGTGAACCTGAATCAAAAGACTTTTCAATAGCGGCATAACGCAAAGCGCAAATCTGCTCATGCGTTTGCAACTTGGCATCTGTCTCGTCAATCTGAGCCATTACATACCCTCGCCCTGCACGATGTAAACCGTAGAGGCGGCAGAGGCCAAGCCACTGAAGAATGATGCACGCCCAAAGCGTAAGACTTCAACAGCACCAGGCACTAACACGATGGCCGAGGATGGCGTACCAGCAACAGGCGCAACAGCATTAGCCGTAGCGATTGCCGCAGTTGGGCCATAACCCAGAAACACCGTGTTTGCGCTGGAGTTGATGATGCGATATTGGCCCACCGATTGAGCATCAAAACGTGTGTCAACCAGTGCTTGTACACCAGTGGGCGCACTAGCCGCCGCAGGGATTACGACAGTTTTGCCAAGTGGGGCAAATGCAATTTGTGAATTGGTAGACATGATCTCTCCTTAACAGTCTTCTGCGCCAGATAATTCTGGCAATGTTTTTAGATGTTTGTAGGCCTGTTCAATAAAGTTTGGCGAACCAGTTTCAACAGAAACAGGCAGCGTATACTGTTTGATGAACTTGGCAACATCGCCAATAAAATGCACATTGGCGGTCACTTGGTTTTTATCGCCGTTGATAGATACCACTTTTACGTAAGCCGAAAAAGATATTCGCTGTGTGCCATTTGCAATATTACCAACAGGTGTTTGAATAATAGCTGGGCCTTCAGCTTCTATGATTTTACGGAGCGCCATTTCAGACTCCTTGCGCAGTAACGGCTGCTTTATAGGCTGCAATGACATCGGATGTGTGTGTTGCTGCACAGATAGCTTGCACTCGAGCGTTTTCGCCGCTGTAATCATGTCCTGGTGGCAAAGTAGTTCGATGGAAAGTGGAACTGATCTGTGTTCCGTCTTCCATAATGATGGTCTTAGTGCGAACTTGCACGCAACCGCTTTCAACAACTTCGATGCGGTCAACAATTTCAATTTTTTCTAAAGCCATTTTGATCTCCAATCAAAACCAAAAATCCAGTCAATCGGACTGGCACGAGATTATTTAAGCAACGTAAGTTGCGTTTGTAATGTTACCTGTGTTGATTGTTCCAGGCGAGGGATTGACCAAAGCAATGGGACGTGTGCAAATGTTGCCAACAATGATGCAATCATCAATCACCGTTGCGTTTGTAATTGCGTCAACACTTGAGCCATTCAAGTTCAAAGTGTTATTTTGAATTGAACAGTTTGTGGGGCTAGTCAAAACAACGCCACCAACTGTTGGTGCTGCGCTTGTAATCGTGTTGTTGTTAAAAATTGACTGAAATGTTGTTGCGTTGGTAAAAATACCCGCGCCAGTAAAATTAATGTCGCAGCCAGTTACCGTCAATCGCTTTACTGGCTGACCAACGCCGTCAGCGTTAACGCCCGTAGCGCCATTCATTTTTACGCCGGACACAATAACGCCATCAATAACAAATGGAACATTCAACACCACGCAAGACGCGTCAGCAACAATCGAGCCGCCGGTAATTACTGCGTTTTTGCGGCTAATTTTTATTCCGATCAAGACTTCATCAATTACGTTGTCGGCAAAGACATGTGGTGATGTTCCGCTAGACAAGGCATCATTGATACCAATTGCGTTTGTAGACGTTGGTGCTGCACTCAATACGTTGGCTGTGACAGTAACGGCCCCGTTGTGCGAGTAGCCGACAACTTGATCAAGAAAAACTCCTGAATTGCTAAACCCAACCATCACGTTTCCGGTAATGGAAATGTGATCGGCTGCGCCATTGATAAAAATTCCGTAAGTGTCTACGTTAATGGCGGTGTTGTTTGCAATTACTACTTCATGTGATGCAAATTTTGCCGGATTAACTGCGGCAGTATCAGACGACTCTACTTTGCAAAAATACTCGCAGGTGTCAGCAGTGTTGTTTGAAATAATTACGTTGCGGCTACCTTGCGACGCATCGACACAAAAGCCACCAGTCACGTTGTTGAACTGATTGCCAATTGCCTGAGCGTTGTAGCAGTTGGTAAACAGCACGGAATGCACGGTTGGCCCCGCTGTTGAACAACCTTTCACAGTGATGTTTTTGGCGTACTTGGAAGACGAGTCGAGGGCAAGTTGATTGCCACCAAGAACATCTATCAGCAAGTTTGCAAAATAGCACCCTTCTACAACAACACCATCAACGGAACCATCTGTATCGGGGTCAACAATGATGCTGCTGTAACCACCATCGAAACTCAAATTGCGCAACGCAGTGTTGGTGCAATCAGCGGCTTTGAAAAAGCACTGGCGTGTTGCAGAAGTGCCCCATAACAGCTTGGACTGCGCACCGTCACCAAACATCACTTGACCATCTGCCAGTTCCCAAGCAGATGTTCTGTTTGGTTCTGTAATTGAAGTGGGGCTTGTAATCGGAGAGACTTTATACGTACCTGTTGGCCAATATACCGATTTACCTGTTGCAATTGCAAGCGTTCCAGCAGCAGTGTCATCCGCTATGCCGTCACCAACTGCGCCGTAATCAAGAACATTGACAACCGCGCCTTGGATCATTGAATATGTTGCTTTAGTCAATGCCATGATTTTTCCTTTTATGCGGCTTCATAAAAAACTGAAAAAACTAAAAAATTAGAATCAGTGGAATTTTGTAAATCCGTAACATTGACTTGAGTAGAAGCACCGTTAGAAAGAGCGCGATACCAAATCTCGCAATATGTTGCATTCCCTACTGTATTGGCTCCGCTTGGGTTATTTACATTAAAAGCACTAGCACGTCCAATAGTCACACCTGAACGAGTATCTAATGTTCCGCTTGATGATGTAGCCACAGTAAATGGCAATCCGCCTAATCTCAAAGCTCCCGACCCACCAGTCGCCGCATCAGTTCTAATTGCACCATACGCAAAAACCATTCTGCCAATTTTTGTATATTTGCCAGCAGTGAACGCATCATAAGTAATTGTTGGGTTTGTTGTTGACCCTTGATATTCTGGTGTCCAAACACCTTCTTCATAGTCATCAAACAACTCGCTTGTGCCTGTGCCTGGGGTGAGAGAAAAGTCGATGCCTTTGGTATCCGATACAACAAGATTGCCAGTAGACAAGGTGACATCACCCACCAAGGTCGGTGTCGTTGCCAGCACGTTGTTGCCAGTTCCTGTGTTGGTAACGCTGACAATCTCTTTGCTTGCGTTCAGGGCCAGCGCAGTGGATGCGGTCAAGCCTGACAAAGTACTTGTGCCTGAAACAGAAAGGTTTACTCCATTCAGATCAGCACCGCCTTCAACCCGCTGCCAGACCGAGCCATTGAAGGTTGCCAGATCGCCCACACCCCAGTTGCTGATGCCGTTCAGGTTGGTTGAGCCTGCTGTGCCGACAACGTAGTAGTCGCCCTTCGTGCCCACACTGGAGGCCAGCGCAGGGCTGTTGGCATTGGCATCCCACGTGCCCTTGAAGTTCAACGCGCCGATGGCGTTGGTAATGGATGAGACTGATTTCAACATGGTTTATTCCTCAGAATACAAATTCGATGATTGAGGTTACGGGAGGTGCTTCGCTGAATGTTACATTGCCATTCGCAAATGTGTATGTGTTTTGATTTTGGTATACACCATTGATGTACACAGCCAATGGTCTAGATGTCACTGGAAAAATTGTTTGCACTCCAGTTCCAGTGGCATTTGTTGCAAGTGAACCCCCACCTAAAGCATTATCATTCAGCGATGTATAGACCACCGTGCCGTTCTTATTCTGGACTTGAATGGAGTAATCGCTTGTGGTGTAAATGCGTGATGGTGTGCCTTGGTAGACAGGGTAGCCACCACTTGTGCGAATCGGCTGGACAGCAGTTATGGTCAGTGCTGAATCCCAATAGGCAACAATCGGGTTTGTAATTGGGTTCAGGTTGACAGTGCCAATCCAGATGTAACCATCATCAAGCGGCTGTCCACTAGCATCCGCAAATGCTGGATATGGTGGTTCTACTGATAGTGCGGACATTTATTCATTCTCCTGTGTAGCTTGACCAGCTTGGATTGCGCTTTGTAAGAACTGAATTCTCGCATCAACATTCTTTGGCAAACCAACTGCATCTGCAAATTTACTGAATGCAGGCGATGCGGCGGCTCTGCGTAGACTTGCGGCACTCTCACCTTTGGTTGCGGCTTCTATTGCCAGACTTTGAAAACTTTCATCAGCAAACAATTTGCCTGCCGACTTTAAAGCATCTTTATTACCCTGAGTTAATGCGCTTGTGATAACTGATGCCGCACCAGCCAAAATAGGACCACCAGTAGCCGCCGCACCAGTCACCACGCCTTTTGCAAGTGTGCTTTCCATAACCTTGCCAATCAGACTTTCAGCTTGCATCCCTTGTAACAATGCTTGATTTGCTTTGCCTGTTGTAAGTACGTTTGCCCGTGCCTCTGTGACCCGCTTAGAGACCTCAAATAAATCCCTAAGTACATCTGCCGAGTCTTTGCCAAGCGTATCCACAATGGTCTTAAAAACAGGCGGGTTGGCTCTTAGCTTGGGATATAGATCAGCAAACTCAGAGAATCCAAAGCCACCCTTTTCTGCACCTCTTGCCGATCTGGTGACAGATGCTAATGCTGTCGCTAGTGTTTCTTTGCGTAGATCATCAGGCACTGTTTTCAAAAGGCGGTTGAATTCTCCAGTATCACCTTTGGCGGCACTGGTAATCGCTGTTCGCATCTTATTGGCAACGCTACCTTCAATATCTTGGCCGAATGCATTAACGATGCGCTTGCCCAATGCTCTTTCTTTGGCATATAAAAGATTGGCGGCTCGTAGTTCTTGCCGTAATGTTTCGCCGCCAACATTTCCAACATTGGTCAGTTGATCGTCAGCTAAAGCCGCATAAAGTCGTTTTAAGTCTGCCTCTGCCATACTGCCATAAGGCGATTCCAACTTATTGATTGCATTACCAATTAACTGTTTCTCACGCTTCAGTCGACCATAGGTCACATTGCCAGCCTCAATCATCTTTGACAAATTACGTTCTGCCACTGACATCCCAGCATCGCCGACTTCAGCTTTAACTGCATCGAGTGTTTCTCGCAGTTTTGGCAAATCAACCACAGTTGTCTTTGGCACTTTTTCATCGACTGAGTTATATATTTTCCCTGCCGCAGTGTTAAGGTCTGAACGAGTCTTGGTCAGCGTATCTTTAATCTTTTGCGATACCACACCAGGCGCAACAGCACCCTCGACAAAAGTTGCATCAAACTGCTTGATTGCGTCATCTGCCTTATCAACAGCTTGAGATACTGTATTACGCCATGCGGCTTCTGGGTCACCGCCAGCAACAGAACGGGTCAATCCAGCCGCCGCCCTTACTTGTGGGTTATCGCTGAATACATCAGCAGGTAATTGAATGCCAAGACGGTCTGCGGCTTCTTTTGCCGCTACATTGACCTGTGCTAAATCAGCCAATCTGTCCCTTGCCGCAGTCGAGCCAAAGCCAGCGCCTGATGCTTTTTTGACCAAAGTGCCGACTTCCTCTTCGGTAATTTCAACGGCTGGTGCTACGGCTGGCGCAGTAGGTGGGGTTACCACTTCCTCAATAGCTGGAACTATCGCAGGGCCTTCAGGTGCTAATGCTGTACCCATCGGCGCACCAGCTTCCATCTGTGGTTCAACCCTTGGGGCTGGTGCTGGTCGAGCTGTAACCCGTTCTACGCCCTTTTTTACAGCCGTGACTACTGGCGGGACAGCTCTTTGAATAACCTGCCCTAATGGGCCTGTGGCCGTTGCTACGGCTATTTCTGTTGGGCTTATCTCTCCACCAGTTGCGGCTTGTGTGGCTTCGATTGCCGCTTGGGTCAATCCAGCCGTGCCAGCCGCACTAGCAAGTGTGGTTGCTCTACCTGCTGGGGTAAAAGCCAGCAAACCGCCAACAGCACGGGGAATATCGCCCATAGAAAAGCCAGGCGGGATTACATATTCTTTTTGGTCAACCGATGACTTTAAGATGTAATTGCCCTTTGCATCCTGCCGCACACCAAGTTGTGGAAAGTTGGATTGCAAAATCTGCACAGTCTCTTTTGGGTTGGACAGTAAACTGCCAAGCGCAGACTTAAAACTTGCCACACTCATTTGGTTGAGTTCTGGCATACCAGTCCATTCAGGCAATGCTTGCGTCTCTGGTGTAGCACGGGCACGACCAGTTACTGATTCAGCAATGCCCTCAAAAAAGCCCATCTTTGGCGGTTCTTCTGGCGTTGGTGCGCCACCAGCCTCTAATACACTTTCGGAGGGTTGCTGTCCAGCACGAATTGCCGCCACTCTTGCTTTCAGTTCAGGCGAATCAGCAGGAACATTGTCAGGAATGTTGTTAATTGTGATGCCGTCTTTTGTTGTTATTGAATATGGCATATCAATAATCCACAGTTACATTGCGCTGACCAGCCGCTGGTGGGTTTACTGTACCCCTACCGCCGCCAACAGCCCCAGGCAAAGTTTCAACATTGTCCAAAAATAATTGCGCTGTTGGGCTTTTTGCTGCGGCAGAACGTAAAAGGTTTTTACTTTTTTCATACTGTGCTGTTGCCGCACGCTCAGCGACATTAAAAATAACGTCCAACTCGCCCTTTGAAAAACTTATATCACCACTACGGGCTTGCAATAAAAGTGCCTGCTCTCTGTCGGTGATTGCGCCTTGACCAGTCAACATTGACCGCGACTTCAAAGCCATTTCAGAGAGTCCTTGTATCAATTCTCTGGTTGCATTGATTTTCTTATCGCCAGTAAAACCTAATGCTTCACCAATCCTGTTTGCATCAAGACGGACATTTGCCAATGGGCCTGTGATGGCAACACCTAATGCCTTACGGTATCTTGGTAAGTCAGTTAGCTGAGTTGCCGCTGAATTAGCTTGGTTGTATAAGTCAGGCACTAATTTGCCAAGTTCACCTTCTGCCGTTTTTTCTAGATTGGTAACATTTACGTTTGTTACTGCGCCAGCAGGTTTTTTTAGAACTTGCAGTGAAGAAAATGTTTTTTGTTGCTCTGGTGTTAGATTTGCAAAATCAAGTGCTTCTTGCACACTTGGGGCAAGTTTTTCTTTATTGGCTTTATCAAGTTGAGCTTGTGCTAATGGGCGTGCAAATTCTGCTGTCACTCCTGCTAATAATGCTTCGGCTTCTAATTTTTCAAGAGTTGGCTTTTCTTGTTCGCGCAAGCGTCTTTCACCGCGAGCTTCTTTTAAGCCTGCATACCAGTCTTTTCCAAATATTGAGGCTGTATATGGTTCAATTAAATTTACTGCGGCGGCTGGATTGACAGTTTCAGCAGTTCTTTTAATTGTTTCCAATGCCGCTTTTTGAGCTGGGTCTTTTTCTGCCAAAATTTTGTCATCTAACAACTTGAATGCAACAGTTGGCTCTGATTCCAACCCAAGCATGACTTGAGCATAAAAACGCTTATCAGCATCAAGCCGTCTTTTATCCGTACCTTCAGCCATTAACTTCAAAGCATCTAGCTGTTCTTTGTTTCCTGCAAATGCAAATAACTGCTCAATTTCCTCAAAGTTTCTTTCCTCTGGTTTTTTGTCATAAAAACTTTTGAGTCTTGTACCGAGTTCAGCTTGCCGTGCTTGTGCTTGTTGCGCCGCCTGCTGGTCAAGCAAACGCTTCTGCTGTGCGTCCCGAATTGTTGCCTGCTCTGCACCTAATTTAAAGCCAGCCAAAGAGGCTTCGAAAGGCGTTTTTACATCAATAGAATAATCTATCGGTTCTTGGAATGGGTTAATAGTTGCCATGATTTAACCTATTAAAAAACATAGCCGCCTGCGACACGGGGTTGGCCAGGGCTTGGTGCTGTCGTTCCGCCACCCATAGCAGATGTAAAACCAGATAATTGGAAAGGTTGTTCTAAAAATTTGCCATAAGCTCTTGCCTCACCAAGCTGACCACCAGCGATAGCTCGACCTTGATTTGCAAGTAGGTTCGCAATGTTTGTACCAGTTGTAACTCCTTGTGCGCCAACACCAGTTGCCGATGCTTGACCTATTTTTAAGAGATTACCTTGTGTCTCTCTGCCAATGTCAGCAAAACCACCAAGCCTGCCGAACTGTCTTTCAATTTCTTGTTGCAACATTTGTGGCCGAAACTGTGACAATGCAGCTTGGATATTTCCACCACGCAACCCACCAGTAGCTGATGCACGTTGCAGTAAAGCCTCTTCCCCAGCTTGAACCGAGGCTTGGAAACCACCACCGCTTTCAATTTGGGCAATCGCCTCTCTTTGTCTTTCAGGGCCAAGCACACCAGCCAATGCTTGCTGTTGTTCAAATGCTTTTGGGCCTGCTGCCGCATACTGCTCTAAGCCTGCAATCGCAGGAACACCGGCCGAGATATAGGGTTTCAGCAAAGTTTGCATTGCGTCAAACTGCCTGCGCTGTTCTTCTACGCCTGCTTGTGCTGCACCAGCTTGTGTTTCAGCCGCACCAGAGGCCGCATCTGCTTGCATTTTGCTACCAAGCAGGGATGCCCCAATGGATAGACCCGTTGCAATACTAGGCATCGCCAAACTCCTTTAAATAATCTTCTAGCGTTTCGCCATATAAAGCCATCACATGATGACCGTACTTGGTAGCAAAACCAGCCCCATGAACCAGCGAGACCGCCATCAAAATCAAATCGTAATATCCAGCTCGCCACATGAACGACTTGGCATCTGCTTGTTTATTGCGCTCTGCCGTGTCTGAGGCTTGCCACTTGAGAATCATTGTCGCCAACAAGGGCGTTAAATGGCTGCTGTTGCCGATAAAAAATGCGTTCTGGTGCATACCCACCAGCGTGTTCCAAATGGCCGCATTCAGGTCTTCTCGTGCTACTGGGTCGCCGTCTGCTACGTCATCAAAGACTTGAATTGCGTCATAGACCATTACCAACCATTCAACGGCTGGTTGGGGAAGCATAAAAACCTTGGTCAGGTTCTCTCGCAGTCCATCGGTCATGCACAACTCCTATACAGGGCAGGCCGCTGGATGCCAGAACTCAGCGACTGAATTTTCGCACAAATTGACAAAAGGTCAATCCTCATAATCTTCATCTTCCCAAGCCTGACAAACCCGCATATCGTTGCAGATAAAGTTCAGCTTTTCGCAGTGACCTCTGAACCCTGCGCCCTTGTCATAAGCCGCCATTGGGATGCGTTCAATCCGAACTTGGGTCATAAAGCTGTTGTCGTAATACTCGCAGTTTGAACAATGCTTGCGTCTTGCGTCTTTTTCATCGCACTGCATAGCCTCTGCCAGCCCTGCGTAGAACTCCTTATTTGCGCCAGCTTCATTGGTGGGCATTTCAGGGCCATAGTTCCAATCAGCCACCGCAACCGCATAATTCTTTTTGTTTTGGGCATTGGTTAAAAACTCATCTTCCATCGGAAGGCCATTGAAGCCCCGTGGGATAACCATAAACTCTTTCATGCTGTTCTCCTTATGAAATCTCTCGGCCCGATGCTCGGATGGTCAGGGATGTTGCCGCCCCTGCGATTGTGGAAATAAAACCACCAACATCTAATGTCTGACCCACCAGCTCAGGGCAGGTGTAAGTCTCATCTGGCACGATGGTGCGTGTGTCGATAATCAGGTTCGATGCCCCTGCCGTGCCGCCAGTAGTTACCAAGTTGCAACTGAAAGTCACATTGTTGGC